CCAGGGACTCCCGGCGGATCGCTGCTGGTGCAATACCGAATCAGCCGCGCCGGGAAGTGGCGCGACTGGCCGCCCGGAACCGTCTCCGAAGATACGGTATATGTCTTTGAAAGCCCCTGTGAAGCCATGCAGTTCGTGGCGACCGGGGTTGACGGCGCGGCTGAATTGAGTCAATAGCGGAGTATCCTATGAGCGCACTTTGGGTTCCAGAAGCAGAGGTAGGTCTAGCTGCCAATCCAGCCGTGGTCGCTACAAAATGCGCGATTCTGGTCGCTAGTTTTACTCGCCCTTCGGATACCACGGCGTATGCGGTGAATGACGCGGTCAGCAATAGCACTTCGTCTCCGACCATTCTCACTTTTGCGAATGCGGCGAGAGTGGTTGGTGGGTCTGGCTATATCGTGAAAGCGGAGATTTGCACTGATCAGGCCGCGTGTACTGCGGCCTTCCGGATGCACTTGTTCACCGCTTCAGTTACCCCGAACAACGACAACGCTCAGTATCCGAGTCTATACGCGAATCGCTTGAACCGAGTGGGTTATATCGATTTTCCATCGGTGGCGCAGGAAGGCACTGGCTCTACCTCGGCATTCGCGTTGTGGGTCGGGCAACTCCTTTATGTCTGCGATGCGGCTAGTACGAGTATTTACGGCCTACTCGAAACCAAGAGCATTTTCACACCTGCATCGGCGCAGAATTTCTCGATTCGCATAAGCGTGGATAAAAACTCATGATGCCGATACGCCGTCCTCCGCGCCGTGGGTTTATTGGAAATCCATTCACGCCTGCTGATCTATTTCGTGGCGGAGTGAATGGATTCTGGTTTGACCCTAGTGATTTAACGACGCTGTTTCAAGATTCTGCAGGGACAATTCCGGTAACTGCAGCGAATCAGCCCGTCGGGAAAATTCTGGATAAATCTGGCAATGGCAATCACGCTATACAAGCCACTAGCTCTAAACTACCGATGCTGAGAAGTGACGGGTGGCTGTGGTGGTTGGATTTTGATGGGATTGATGATTGCATAGTAGTTATTAGTTTTTCTGCCAATACCTACTTTTATCTAGGCGTCGGGATAATCGCTCAAGACATTAACTCCCCATTTTTTATTGAGCATTCAGCAACCTCAACTTCATATCCCGGTTTTTTCTTTTATGGAATTGAAAACGCAGCGTGGATTATTAGAAGAGGCGGAGTGAGCTATTACCCAAATCCACAACCAGGAGTTAATTGGTCTGGAACTACTAAATCAGTATGTTCTTTAATATCAAAAAGTGATAAAGTATCACATTACAGAAATAAAGAATATAAAATCCCAACAGGATATCTTTCTTCTCAAAGAAGTAATTCATCTGTAACAGATGCTTTAAACATTATGAGTAGAAATCAATCGTCAATTTTTGGAAGAGTATCCGTCGCTCAAATCATATTTGTTAATAATATAGACGATAATTTTAATTATTATCCTATTTATAACTATATTTCGGCTAAATCAGGAGTTAATTCATAATGTTCAATCTATCCTGTGTCCTCATTATGCCTTCCGCTCTACAATCTGCGGGTAATGCGCTATCTATTGCCCTCGGATATGGACCGGACACCTACAGCGTCCCGCTCTGCACCGGAGAAACCGTTACCCACTACGGCGCTCATGCGTGGGTTCAGCAGGAATTTATCGACACGATTCAATCGGCGGCGCAAGGGATATTGCCGACTGAACTCACTACTCTGGACGAAGACGGAAATCCTCCTGTAGCGCCAGCCGATTTACAGGCGATTTTAAACAACCTGATTATTAGTGCGCGGGAAGGCGGGAATCCGGCTGAACACTGGAATGAAGTGCTGGCGGCGCATCACTTGTCGCAACAAGTAGAGACGCCCACTTGAAAGCCATTTTGCTGTCCGCCCTACTACTCACCGGATGCGCGACAGCAGACTACGCACAGCTAGCCGATGTCGGAACGACAGCTATCGGGTTCAATTCGGGGGTCGTCGAAGGAAACCCCGTGTGGGGCGGCGCGGGTTGGCCGGTCATCGCTGCCGTCAAGATAGGCGCGACGCAAGCGATAAAACTGACGCCCCAAGAAGTGTGTGAACCGGGGTTGTTCGGCCTGACCGGTGCTGGATTTGGCGCGGCGCTGTGGAATATCGGCGTGATAGCGGGCTGTGGCCCAGCCGCAATCCCATTTATTGTCGGCCTTATTTGGTGGCAATGGGATAACTGGCAGGCCGCCGCGATTGCGGATTGCAAAAAACCGTTTTTCTTCGCTGAAAAGGAGGGATTTTGACCTACGCGACGCTGACCCACATCGAAACCCGCTACCCCGGTGAATTGGCCCAAGCCGGGCCAAAGGATTCCGCCGGGGCGCTGGATACTGACGCGGTGGATGTCGCCCTGGCCGCTGCCGATGACCGGATTGATAGGGCGCTCAGGACTATCGGGTGGACCGTTCCATTGCCGCTCCCCGCGCCCCGCTGGGTGGTGGATTTGGCAGTAGACATCGCTCTGTATCTAGCGACGCCCACTGTCCTCGCCAGTCAGGACGATTTTAAGGACCGGCGAAAGCGCTATGAGACGGCGCTGGAGGTACTCAGCGAAATCGCTAGCGGGAAACTGCTGCCCGCCTCACTGGACGGGGGCCAATCTAGTGGTGTTTTCGTCACCAGCCAGCCCCGGCTGTTCGGGCGGGGCGTATTGTGAGCCTGCCGCAACTGATGGTCGGCATAGTCGATACGCTGACTCCGCTGCTGTCGCCGATGAAGGTCAAATCGCATGGCGGGCAGTTCACCGAGAGGGAAATTGCCCTGCTGTTGGGGGATTCTCCCGCCGTCCTGATTGCGGCGCTTGGGCTGGACACTTTCGGGCCGAATGACGAACAAAACGGCTTTCAGACGATGGGCCGCTTTGCGGCGTACTGCATTGGAGTCGCAACAGCGACGGATACCAGCACCGAAACCGCCATGACGGCGGCGCAAACCGTTATCAACGCCTTACTGACCGACCAGACCTGGGGCGTTCCAGCCCTTTGTGCTCCGCCGGAACTGACCAGCATCGCCGCCGAGGCGGTATACAGCGGACACATCAATATCCTGAGCGTCGCCATCTGGGCCGTGACTTGGACGCAAAATTTTGAATTTACCCGTACCTAACGAGGATTTACCATGACCGCCAGCACCGTCGCCCAACGCATGATTCCGGGCGGAAAAATCTATTTCGACCTGTTCAACGCGGCTCTCGAAAAAACCGGAGAGCGCTATCTTGGCCTGACGCCAGGGTTTACCATTTCCATCGCCAGCGACAAAATCCAGTCCTACTCTGCCGAAAATGGCTTGCAGGAATTGGACGATGAGACACTGGTGAAAATCACCCGCACCGGCAAGCTCACGGTGCGGCAAATCAGCATGGAAAATTTGGGCATGTTCCTAGCGGGTCAGGCCAGCACCGCTAGTCAGGCTAGCGGCTCGGTCACTAACGAGACCATCGATGTCCTAGCAGACCGCTACTACCAGCTAGGGGCGACGGTAGCGAACCCGTCCGGTGTCCGGTCGGTATCCGCCGTCACCCTGACCACAGCGACCGTTGCCGCTGCCGCCACCAGTACCGCCTACTCGGTCGGTGACCAAGTCAAGCCAGCCAGTTCCCCGCTGTATATCTACCAGTGCACCACGGCAGGCACCAGTGGCGGATCCGCACCGACATGGCCGACCACGGTGGGCGCGACCGTGACGGACGGGACCGTGGTCTGGACTACTATCGGGATTATCGTTCCGGTTCTGAACACCGATTACACCCTCGATGCTGCGATGGGCCGATTCTATGTCCTGCCCACTGCCCGCGTATCCGCCACCTATCCGGTGTCGTGGCTGGCGGCTTACACCAAATCCGCCGTTAGCCGTGAACAACTGCTGACCTCTGGAACAGCGGATGTGTATGGGGCGCTGCGATTCATCGCCGCCAACGCTAAGGGGACTAACCGCGATGTCTACGGCTGCAACGTGCTGTTGTCCCCGTCTGGCGACATCGTATTCAAGGGCGATAGCCCGGCGTATGCCGAGCTGAGTTTCGACATTTCCTTTAATGTCGGGGCCAATGCGGAACCCGCGCTGATTATTGACGGGCGAGCCGTCTAAGCGGTCTAGTCACTGTAGTTGGCGTGAACAACGGGCGGATTTTCCGCCCGTTTTGGTAATATCGACCGCGATTGAGGGATGAAGATGAACGCACCGCAAGTAATTGTTCTTATTATGTTAATAATGATGGTCATTTTTATCCCTTCTAACAGCGATGAGAACTGGAAACTGCGCTACTGCCTCGGCATGCGATTAGCGCGGACGGCGCTGTGGGCGGGATTATTGTGGTGGGGCGGGTTCTGGGGGACGTAAATCATGGCGGATAACCATCTTGAGCTGCTGCTAAAAATCATCGCTCAGGTTGATGGCCTGAGGGATGTGGAAGGGCTGCGGGAATCCGTCGAACAGCTCGACCCGGTGCTTAAAACTTTGGCGGAACGCGCCCGCGCCGCCCTCAATCCGATGGACGGACTCGCCAGCAGCGCCCGAAATTTCGGCGCTGCTGTCAAAGAGAGCACCCAGCCGCTCGCTGATTTGGCGTCCAATGCGTTGAAAGTGAGTTCGGTCGTCACCGCGTTAGCGACTGCGCTGGGAGGGGTAGTTTATGAGGAATCAAAAAAATTCGAGGCCGCGCAGCTTGGGCTGAAAAAAGTCCTGAACGGAACTCAGGAAGAGCTGGATGTTTATGGGAAAAAGCTGAACGCCCTGGCGCTGGAATACGGTGTCAGCAGCAACGCCCTGACCGCCAACATGGCCGATTTTGTCCAAGCCGGGTTTGATGCTGATGCCGCCCTTAATCTGGTCGTTCAAAGTCTCAAACTGAAAGTCGCTGGCGACATCGAAGCAGCGCAATCCAGCGATTATCTGGTGCGGATGCTGAAAGGATTCAAAGCCGAAGCGTCTGACGCGGCTCGTTTTGTTGATGTGCTCAATGAGGTCTCCAACCGCTACGCGACCGACGTTCATCAGCTTGCGGAGGGCATGAGCCGGGTTGCGCCGATCGCCAAGGCGATGAAGCTATCGTTTGAAGATACCGCTGCTGTTTTGACCCCGATGATTGAGTCGTTCGGGTCAGGGGCGGAAGCCGCAGAAGCCTTTAAAACCGGCATCATCAAGCTCATCGACGATTCGGCACCAGTCAAGGACGCCCTTCGGTCTATCGGCGTGGCGCAAACCGAGGCCAATGGAACGCTGCGAAGCGGAAAGGCGATTTTGAACGATGTCATGGTGGCGTTCCAACGCGCCGGACAAGAGCAAAAGCTGTTTTTGACTTCGCAATTGGTGGGGATAGACCAAGCGCCTCGGATGATCGAGGCCTTTGATAACCTAAACAAGATCCTGGGAGTTCAGAAAGCCGGGTTGGAGGCCGCAGGATCCGCGCAGCAGGAAGTCAATATCCGGCTCCAAAGCGCGGAGACGATTGGAAACCGCACTGCGGAAAGTTTCCGGCAACTGGCGGTGGCGCTTGGCACGAACTATCGGGACGAAGTGAAGGGCGTCGTGGACGCTACCGGAGCCTTGGCACGCGGGTTTTTGGAGGCCGAAAAAGCTGGGTCAATGGACGGGCTATTTGCGGCGGTTAAACCGCAATTGGAGGCCGTCGAAAACCTATTCCGGCAAATGGCCGCTAACCTGCCCGCAGCGTTTGCGCAATTGGATTTTACTCCGCTGACGTCAGCAATTACCGATTTAGGTGGAGAAGTCAGCCAGGCATTTGCGGCCTTTATGGGCAGTATTGACCTGTCTACTGTGGACGGATTGCGCCAGTTATTACAATACCTGGCCGACAGCATGGCCGCGCTAATCCATTTCACAGCTGGCGTAGTTGATCAGATGTCTCCGCTATTTTCCCGACTGGGGAGACTCGCGCAATTAGCGGCTGAAAATGCAGATTCAGTGGCCCGCATGGCGGGCGAAGTGGCTGGATTTAGCCTGACTGTGAACACGATCCTTCCGCTGATTGCAGACTTTGCGGCAAAAACATTTTCGATTATCGGTACTGCATCCGAAGCCGCGCTGAAAATTAGTCTGCTAGTGGGTGCGGTTAAATTATTGAATCTAGCCGGCATCGAGGTTTTGCCGATTTTAGGGCGAATGGCGCTAGCTATAGGCAGCCTGAATCTGTCTACAGCCACGATTGCCGCTGCTTTTGCTGGTGCGCCTGGGGTGATTCTCGCGCTTGGCGCAGCGGCGGGTACAGCGGGCTATGCTGTGGGTACGGTGCTGAGCGCCGGAATCAACAAAGCAGCTGAGGCGATTACCGGAACCAGTCTAGGGGGACTGATTTATGACTTAGCCGAGGCGCTGGGTCTGGAAAATACCGAGGCGGATCGGGCCAAAATTGCGCAGGATCAGTTGGCTGCCGCACGTGAGCGGCAAGCAATTGCCGCTAAGCAACAGGCTGAAGCGCAGCACGAGCAAGAACTTGCAGCAGCAAGAGCCGCAAAAGCGCAGGAAGAGCAAATCGCCCTCGCTGGCGCTACCGATAAAGCTAATCGTCTTCTAGCTGCGGGGTTCCAGGAATCCGGGCTGATTTGGAATGCAGCAACCGGCGAACTGGCGCGGGTCAGTGATGTAATGTCCGGTATTGCTCCGGCGTCGCTAACTGTTAAAAACGCCCTGAACGAATTGGGTGTTGATTATGCGAAATTCAGCGGAGGGATTAGCCAAAATTCGGAAAAAGCGGTACAGAGTTTTAAGAAAATAACAGGGGATGTTACGACCAATGCGCCCATTATTGCCTCTGCATTAAGCGCCGCTGTTAATAAAGCAGAAACCATTGGCGATTTAGAAGCAATCCAAGCGGCATTTAAGCGGTATGCGGAGACCGGGAAATTAAGCGCTGAGCAAGTAGCCGCTGCCCAAGAAGTTTTATCCAAGAAATTTGTAGAGCTAAATCAAGCGCAAGATCCGGCTTTGCAAAACCTTAATGCGCTAGCCGCCTCTTCATCTCAATACGTTCGCGCAGTGCAGGGCGTGGTTAATGCGGAAACTGATGGGACAAAAGCGGCCATCAGTCTCGCTAAAGCCAAAGGCGATACTGCCGAAGTGCAACGCCTGACCATCAAGCTCACACTGCAAGAAGCGGATGGGGCGGTACGGATCGCCAAAGCCAAGCAATTGGAACAGGAAGCCGAAGCGGCGCTCGCTAAGAAAAAGCTGGAATTAGCTCAGATTCAGCGCGAAAAAAATCAGATCACGGCAGAGGATTTGACGCTGGCTGAATTAACGGCGCAGAAAGAAGTGGCCGAGGCTGAGGCGGCGGGCGTCAATACCCAAGCGCAAATCCAACTCGCTGAAGCGCTTCGCCAGGTCAATGCCGCTAAATCCGGGTCAGTCGGCGCGACGAATCAGAACACCGAAGCCACCGCGCAAAACACCGACGCGCAAGAAAGTAATACCAAGGTTGTCAACAATTTAGCCAAAATGCACACCGGCTTAATTCAAGCGCTGACCGATGCACGCCAGCGCATGAATGATCTGTCGGAAACAGCCGGGGCGTATTTCGAAGCTATGTTGCAGGGCACGTTAAACGCCCACGGATTAGAAGGCGCATTTCAATCTTCTGGCGTCGCCGCAGAGGCGCTGAATCGGGCCTTAGAGGGCGGAGATGGCACGACCGAAGCCTTGGCGCGGTTTGAAACCAATGCCGCGCAGGCCGGGGCGGCATTAGGGCGGGCCAGACAGGACATGCTCCAGACTGTCAACATGCTGGACACCTACACAACATCAATGGAAATCGCCGAAGCCGCAACCCGTAAAACCTATTACGAGCAAGCGGCAGCGGCTGAACGGATGCGGATTTCTATCGAAGGGATGACTGACAGCGGGAAAATCAGCGCCCAGCAATTATCGCTGGCAGCAAACGCCGCAAAAGGTGAGTTCAATCTACTCGACAAAGAGGATTTGTCTGGGCTGACTTCTTCGATTGAAAAAGCAAATCAAAAACTTCGGGAAATGCAACAAGAAGCGCAAGATGCTCAGGCCAGGCTAGCGGAACTCGATGCTGAGATTGCGGCGGCAAAGGGGGATACCGCAACTGCTGACCGGTTGAAATTGGAGCTAGAACAGCAACAAAATCTGGCAGGAGTTGAGGAGAATCTGGCAACAGCCAGAGCCGCGAATAACCGAGATTTAATTGTGCTGTACGAAGAACAGAAACAGAAATTAGAAGAGCTGTATGCCTTGAAAGAAAAGAATTTGGAAACTGATATCAAGTCGCGGCAGGAACAGGAACGTACCGGAAATTCACAGAGTAGTAGCGGTAGTTCCAGAACTTCCAGCAGTAGTGTCTCATCGTCCTCCGGCGGCGGATTGTCGGGCCGCACCGGTGGGGGTATCAATTTGACCGTGAACACCACTGGCGGAGTGATTGACGCGAACTTCGCGGAAGCGCTGGCCCGCAAACTCAAACCCAAACTCGACGAAATTTCACGCCGGAGTATGTAATGGCCGCTGTTCATCGCATTATCGGCAATCATCGCAACGACCTCCTTGGCGCGACCATCACCAGCAGCGCCGTAAAATCGGCGACCGACATCCGGCTGGTATCCACCACGGCGACCGGTAATGCCACGGTGGGACTGACCGGCCCGTATACCGGGGCCGACGATACCGTCGTGGACGTGGAGATTCTCGATACGCTGACCGCCACCGTTCCCCGCGTCTCCTCGCCATCGTTTTCCGGGGTGGGCAATGGGCTGATGACGGTGGGGACAGTGACGAGCGGTGCGCCCGCGCAAACCATCACGGTCAGTCTGACGGATACCGGAACGCTCACCACTCATGCCAGCCTGGATTTTGACGAGTGTGTTTTGCAGGCCAAAGCCGAAGGCGATGATGGGAATGGAATCCAGATTGCTATCGACCGTAGCGGCCTGGTCTTTACCGGATCCGACTACAGCTTGCTGAGGGACTTGGATGCTGGGAAGGAAACTTTGGAGGGGCCGGAGTATGAGTGGGCTACGGTGGCCGCGCACAGTGACGGCACCGTCCCCGATACCGCTAAGCGCTTAACCTTTGGCGATGACCCGACCATTTATCGGCAGTGGAAAAGCTATTCCGACGGCGGTTGGCAATATCACCTGTATCCCGCCCTTGAGCGGGCGGTTCCGAAAGGAACCCGCATCGTGTTTGTGACCGGGGGCCGCACGGTCACGGTCACGCAAGACACCACGGTTGAAACCTATACCGCCATTATCACGCCCTATGATCTGCTTTCCGCCTTGCAAAAGGGGAGCAATCTGATTTCTGTGGTCGGGGTGGTCGCGCCCGACAAACAGCCGGGCGGGATGGCGATGCGCGAATTGCGGGCGCGGACGGATGCCCATGCCCTGCCGACCACTGGCGAGGGTTCGGATTACGCGACGGGCTTTACCGATATTGCTATCGGGGCTGGGGCGGCGACCGAGCTTATTCAGGCAAAATGCTGGGCTATTTCGAACAAAGAATACCCGTCTGCCGCCCTAGGAAAAGAAGTCTGGCAGGTCAGCGGGTCAGTTTCTGGAGAGCTGGCAACCCATTTCCGCACCGGCGATACCTACAGCGGGAATGACGTGGCGTTCAGCATCCCGCAGAAACTGCCCGACGGATACACCACGGACGACGTGAATCAACGCGGGCGGTTCAGGGTAGAAGATATTAGCTATGCGGCGCGAGATGACGGTGCAGAACCGCCGCCGATTTGCCCAAAATCCCTAGTACTAGGCGTCGCCGCAGTCGATAAAAAGCTGGTGTGCGTCTACACAAAGCGGCCTGGCACTGAATGCGAATGCGGAGACATGCGCCCGGAAGGGCGGTTAAACCCGGAGTGTCTGGGACTGGACTTCATCGAAGGAGAAACTGATATGGCAACCGACGCGGGCTATATCGCCCGCCTGCAAACTCTGGCGACGTGGCACAACACGTTCACCCGCAGCAATACACAAATAACCTCTGACGGCGAGCTGCGCTCAGCAGATTATGATCTGCAACTCGCGGACATCGCCCGTGATGAGCTGCTGGCCTGCTTAGAGGATATTTACGGTGGCGCGGTGACGACGCAAGCCCTATGGGAAGCGTCGTGGGATAGCGCGATGAGTACCGCCGATTCCGACTTGTCGGTGCTGGAAACCGTCGGAACAGTTCCGGCTGCCTCTTCGGTGGTGATTAGAGAAATCACGGCCATCGCTGGCATTGCTTTTGTCGCTGATGATTACTACGCGCATGACGGCGCGTTTTATAAGTGCGTAACCGGTGGGACTAATGCCCTGAGCGCCGGAGGGGCATCTTCGGTACTGGGCAACGAGCTGGGCGTGACCTACCCGTGGTATCTTGGTTATGACGGTACCACAATGACGCCCGTCGGATTTGCCGAGTTCCGCTGCATCACAAAAGAAGAGGCGATGGGTTCAGTAGGGAGTGCGGTGGACGCCAATTCCATCTCTGTCCGTCCTAATGATCCAGGGTTCAAATATGACCCAGAAACTTGGGCGAAACGTATCACTGCGGCCTGCAATGTCGTGCGGGCAGTTGCGGGGCTTCCGCCAAAAAAAGGTAAGACCGGCACGAAATGGAACCCGTGCTGGTCGGATGATTTAAGTGATGGATATTACTGGAAAATTAACGGCGACGAGTACAAACCGGCATTCACGAATAAAATCTACCATGCCACTGCGACTTGCTGTAGCAAAACGCAGCAAGAAGAGGTGTACGCAACCCATGAGTTTGCCTTCGCCCTGATGGTGAAATGCCCGGAGAAGCTGGTGGAGGGCGATACGGTGACGCTGGTCATCGGCGATGCGGGTTGGCCTGCCACTTATCAAGTCGGTGACGTGCTGACCCTGCCCGTCATCGCCGCCGCACCGCTGGAACTGGCGGGAGGAATCGACGGCAACGATTTACTGACATGGGCCGTTAACAGCAGCACGGCAGGGGCGCTCACTCCGTATACCGTCCCGTTGCTGACCACGCCTGCGGCGTACACCGGGGCCGCCGCGCAGTTCACTATCACTCCGGGGACGATTGCATTTGCCACGGGGGACGCCTTTACCCTGGCGTTGGAGGGCGGTCATTTCCGGTGGAGACGCGATAGCGGCAGTTGGAGCGCGACGACCGTCGTCGCGGACAGTCACGACCTCGGTGACGGGCTGACTTTGGGCTTTGCCGCTGGCCCGCCGCCGTCGCTGGTCACTGGCGATAGCTGGCAATGGCAAGTCACCCAACCCTACTCTCCGGTCAGTATCACGTCCCCAGTCCCCTATGAAGGCTTCGAGTGGCCCGGCAGCAGCGTCACTCTGATGGCTGGATTCCCCTCGGCCCGTCCTATCCCAGCAGTGATGATTGCGCTGCATACCCTCCCGCTGACCGCCACAGTCACGCTGGCGGGCAGCCTGGACAATTCGATCTGGTGGACGGTGCCGATGACGGTACAGGCCGGGCCGGTGGTGGTGTTTCTGACCGGGAAAACAGCGCAATATCTGGAGCTTCGGATTGCCGGATCGGCTGGAGCGCGCATCGGCTGGTGGTGGGTTGGGACTCCGTTCCAGCCCAGCCACAACGCCAGCACCTTGACCCTAAGCCGGGTCTACGGCATGGCGCGGGGTGGCGGACTGAACCCGGCGGCGCTGTATCGAGGCCAAGGCCAAGCCGGGGAACTGGCCTGGGACGCTATGGGGGGCGGCTGGCTTGAGCCGGACGATATGGCCGAATGGCTGGCCCACCTCGACCACGCGAAAGCGCACGGCGATGAACCATTTTGCCTGACGCCGAACGCGGCGATTCCCACTGAATCGGCGCTAGTCGTGGCGGATGGCGACGAAGTGGTCTTTAGCGATGTGCTGAAATTTCAGGATAGCCGGTCGGTTCGCTATCTATCAGCGTCTATTCCGCTGAGGGCGGTATTGGAATGATCACCATCACCCTATCCACTACCCCCCCTCTGGCCTTCACCACGCCGCAGGTGATTAGCGTGGGGGCATTGCATCGCCCGCTGGGTGGCGAAAACGCTAATGTGACTGTGGAACTCGATAATGCTACCGGGCAACTGACCGCCCTGTTTATTGACCCGCCGCTGCTGTGCGAAGTCACCTTGACCCGTGATAGCGATACGCTATTGCGAGGCAGCCTGAGCGCGGTTCGGTTGGGGGCTACTGTGCAACTGACCATAGAGGCGTAACGAATGCGCCCGCTATCCATGCCGCTGCCACTGCGCACAACAATCGCGTGGGGCGAGTTTCTGAATGTGGTGCCAATTCCTTGGGTGTACGGGCGTTGCGAAGTGGCCCCGATTGCCTACAATGCCGCCAAAACTGAGTGGTGCCTTGCTGACCACGCCATTGGCGGGGTAGACCGGGTGACTGTTGCGGGGGCTGAAACCTCATTCCTTTTTCGCAATACCACGGACAAGACCGGGCATCCGGTGGCGCTGATAGAGCTATCCGCCGCGCCAAAAGATAATGGCCCGGTAGCCGTGACTGTCCGGGGCGCGCTCCACCCGACCACGGGCGCGATGATGGACAATCCGTCGGACATCGCTTGGGACATTTTGCGCCGGTCAGGGATTACGGTGCCAGCCGCTGAGTGGGCGGATTTCCGTCGCCAGTGCATCGTCTCCGGAATTACTGCGGGAGGGGCGCTGGGGAGCGCGATGACGATTCGAGCGGCGCTCGATAGCCTGCTATCGGGCATCGGCGCGGTGTGGAGTGGTGGAGCGAGAGGGTGGGCGAGGCTATGGCCGTCGAACTGAGCATTCAACAACTGGATGACGTTTCAGCGCAATGCGCCGCCAGCGACTTAGCGACCGTGCTGCGGGTGGAGTTTTCCTTCGATGCGAGCGGGCAGGCACAACAGGCGGTCATCTTGGAATGCCCTAGCGCAATCCGTCGGTTCGGGCGGATTGAGGCCACCTACCAGGCTAAATGGACGCGATCCGCCCGGCAGGCCGAGTCTATCGGGAAATCCATGCTGGAAAACATGGCCCGCCCGTCATGGTCTATTTCGGCGACCATCCCGCCCGCCGCTGCCAGAAAATTGCTGCCCGGTGACGACGTGGTGCTGACGCATCCGTGGCTGCCCGGCGGATCTGCGCTGGTGACCGACCTCGAAGAACAGCCGCTCGCCATGACGGCAACAATGACCTGCCGGATAGCGGCGGGCGCGGTGCCAGTCATTACCCTCACGAAACAAGCCGGTGCGTTTGCGCCATTGGGCGCGGGTGGGGTGAGTGTCGATTATCAGGGCGGCGTGGCGACGTTGACGATTCTGGACGATAGCAGCCGTCCGCTCGCCGGAGCGCGGGTTACGCTGGACGGGGGCACGACGCGGATTACCGACTCAAAAGGGCAAGTGCAGTTCAAGACCTCGCGCGGCGCGCACACGATTAGCATCACCGCGGCGGGCTACGCGGACATGGAATCGGAGATCACGATTTAATGGCAACCTTCCCGCTAAAACCCGCCGATGGGCGGGCGATGGGTGTCACCTACAAGATGACCAGGCTGCCCGCCGAAGCCGCACCATGTATGCCGACGGCGCTGCAACTGGCCTGGTTCACCGACGTGGGCGGGAAATTCAGAGAAACTGCCGAAGCGGCCTATCTGTTGCCACTACCGGATTTAGCGGCTGGGCCAGTCTTGGCGGTAGCGGGCATTAGTGGCGAGACTTGCGGAGCACCGATTCAATGGATTACCGCATGGGCACCAGAGGGAAGCGACGGCGAGCCTGGGCTATTTGAGGACGGGAACCGGCTGGTGGTCTGGCCTAAACCCGGATGCGGGCCGGGGCTGCTCACAGTGTGGGCGCATATCGCGGGGCGGAAATATGGGCCCATCAACTTGACCGTTCTGCGCTATCAGTGCGCCGGGTATGGGTATGAGTATGGGTATTTGTCATTCAGCCTAGACCCGCTGACGTGGGAAACCGGGGCGGATACGATTGAGTTTACGAACACCTGGGATAATCCAGGCGTCACCCACACGGCAACGGTGACGGGAACATGGCCTGCCGGAACGATTTTTGTCTGGTCGGGAATTGACAGCCCTCCCTACGGTTTCACTGCTTCCGTCGTAGAAAATGTGCTGACCGTATCATTCAACAGCTTTGCGTCGGGAACGCTCACTGCGTCGGTCACTGCGACCACCCCTACCGGGGAAACGGCCACGGTGGGCCCGATTACCATGACGGTGTACCCCTATTGAACGCCCGCGTGGATGTCCACGTCCTCCACTGCCACGAGCCGACGGAGTGGATCGAAGGCTGCCTTGATTCGCTCCATGCCGAGCCAGTCACGGTCTATCTGCGGCCTGGCATTGCCGGTAAGGTCGGCTTGGCGCGGGCGCGGGCGTTCGCCTGCGGGTCAGCGCCCTATGTGTCCTTCGTGGATGGCGATGATGAGGTGGTGGATGGTGCCTTTTCGGCGGCGATGGAGGTGCTGGATTCTCGCCCGGACGTAGTATCGACCTATTGCGATATTCAGCTCATTGGGCGACCGGAAGGCGAGGGCTACATCAAAGCGCCGTGGAACCCCAGTGCCCAGTTGCAGCGCATGGCCGAGGTACATCACCTCCATGTGATGCGCCGGGCTGCCGTTATGCCGCTGCTAGATGAACTGGCCCGCTGGGATGGCTGGGAAGAATATGTGCTGATGGGACTGCTGTGTAGGCACGGAGTCCATCATCACATCCCGCGCAAGCTTTACCGATTCCGCCAGCACAGCGCCTATCCTCGCGCCGGGGCGATAGGCGGTCAGGCCATGCGCAGGGCAGCGACGCGGTTAGTCACGCCAGTCCTGGCCCCGCTCATCGCTGCCGGGGTAATGCAGCGTGACGCGGGATGAAGCGCGAAAGGCCGGTCGGTTGCGGCTGGGTGACCGGGTAGAAAAGGCGCTCAAGGCGACCGGAATGGCCGCTGTGGTGAAAGCCGTTGAGCGGAAAACCGGGCGTAGCTGTGGGTGCGCCGCCCGGAAGGCTTGGCTTAATCGATGGTGAGGTCTCTCAAAACAAAAACCCGGCGCGGGGCCGGGTTGGTGATTTATCTAGATTTTGCGTGAAAGACCCCGTCCTTCAGGGCGGGGAGGATGTCAAACCCGTCCCCGCATCGTGTGGACTAGCTCTCGATGGCCTGTGTCGTGCAGCGAGTGATACCAGGAATCGTCATCATCTTCGCCATGCCCGTCCTGTTTTATCGCAATAGACTTTTTTCCGCGTGGACTTATCGGGATGATCTGTTCTGGAATGGCGTACAGTGATTGATGCGATAATCCCCAATCTTTGACTCTCACAACCTCGCCTTCTATCGTCAGCTTTATCAGTAGTAGTCCTATTTGACACGGGTCAATCCCTGTCATAGCGGATAGGTCGGACGTAGTCAGTGGGCCATGTTGCCGAATAAGGGCGTGGATGGATTCTCTGGCTCTATTGTTTTGCTCCAATACATCCTTGGATGTATTTTTATTATGACAAGTATCGCACCGAGACCGGATAAATCGCTTCCCAGATGACGAAGTAGCGGATGGGAATTTACTGATAGGCTTCCATTTTTTACACCTTGAACACTGTCTAAAGGCAGAATATCTTGGAGCAATAGGTTCAGGCATGGGCTGTTCTCCTTTTGAGCCGTCCCTGGCGAATGGTGACTGGCTATTGAATAACCAGTCGGCGAGTGGAAACCAAGGATACGCCGGGGATAGTCTCACCCGATTTTAGCGCGGCCTTAATCGCGGTTTTATCCGGCTCAGTGCGGGCCGGAATCGAGCGAGTGTAGTCCATGGGGATGGCCCCTTCGTCTGAAATCTTAACGCTGGGCGGGTTGGCGCGGACAGCCACGGTAATCCTGGCGTCCTTTATTCCGGTACTGCCGATGCTATCCATCGTATCGAGAAGTACCGCCCGCCATTTTGCAGCGCGGTTCTCTAGCTGAACGGCACGCTTTGCCAGCGGGGCCACTACGGAGGTCACTGCTTCGACCTCAAGTTCCAACTCGCGGATGTAACAGGCTAAATCAGCAACGGAGCAATTCGCAGCAGCGGATAGTGCGCGAAGTTCAGCGATACCGGACTCGGTTAGTTCGCCGGTATCTGGGTCGACGGCGCGATCCATGACTTCGCGGATTAGGTCGGGAATTTCGTAGCAGCGTAGGGTTTTGTCAGTCATGGTGATTCCTTAGCTTCATCCAGTTGATTAAATATCGCAGCCTTTATCCATGCCCTGTAAAAAGATTCAAGAATCTCTGCTTTCTCTGGAAGCAACAGCAGCGACATGCCGCCACCGTTTTCTACCCGGTGGTCATATTCAATCCCTGCCACTTTAAGGAATTGATGAGAGCGTTCGTTCAGAAATTTAGAGCGCCCTTTTACTCCTAAAACCCGCTTCATTATTTTTGTTACATAAACTAAATCGCTCATCATCATCTCCAAAAGGTTAATCGCCGTCCCTAGCGCGTGGTTAAGCGATACCGGACTCGGTTAGTTCGCCGGTATCCGGATCGACAGCGCGATCCATGACCTCGCGGATTAGGTCGTGGATTTCGTAGCAGCGCAGGGTTTTAGTCATTAGTTGGACTCCGAAACCGGCATTTCCATTATGGAAATGGGTTCCCCGTCTAGGAGGTCAACAATCGCATTCCATTCGCTTTCATTGCCTAAGCGACTCACCGTTTTATCCAAGTGGCTTAATAAGTAATATCCACTTTTACCGCCAGTGCTTTCCACGCAATCAAAAACGCAGTCATATACATCACTAAGACCGAGCGAAATGCGCCGCGCAAGATTATCAGTAACCATTCTCCATCCGTATCCGTATCCGTTTTTCTCAAAATCAAAAAACACAATATCGGCGCTTGGCGGGACATATATCAAAGCCCTTCCTTCCGCTGAATAGCCGAGTTTCTTGAAAATAGAAACATCCTCTTTGGCGCAAAGAAAAGAAAAAACTTGATTATCAAACACCATTTTCATTCTCCATTCAGCGGCAAAAATCAATTTGCCGCTGACCGTTATAGATTATTGTTGAAAATCAGCAACTTGACTGAATGGGATGTCATCGTCGAATCCGCCGCCAGCTGGTGCCGGCGCTGGTGCTGGTCGGGGCGCGGGGCGTGGGGCCGCTGCCGGAGGGCTGTAATCACCATTTCCTCCCCCCCCAGCCTTTCCGCCGAAGGTCAGTTTGTCTACCCGACAAGTCATCTTGGCCCCGGCTTGCCCGGATTTGGTGGTGTATTGCTCTAGTCCTACGTCGCCGCAGACAGTGACCGGAGTGCCTTTGAGGAGATATGGTGCAAGCGACTCGGCCCGTTTTCCCCACAGACTGCAATCGACCCACAAGGTCGCGGGGTTGTCCTTGGTTCCGGTGCTAATCGCTAGCGAAAACCCGGCTACAGCATCCCCACTGGGGATAAAGCGAAGCTCAGCATCGCGGCCAACGAACCCGGCAAAGGTGGCGATTCTCATGACTCAATTCCTTCAATGGGTTCAAACCCAGTTTCTGAGGGCTGTTCAGCGACTTGCGCGGCGCGTTCTGCTTGATAGGTGGCGGCCATGTCTGGCAGCTTTTTCCAGAGCCTGGCGAATAGGGCGGGACTCATATCGGGAAAATGCTCCACCGTATCCCGGCTAGCGCGGAACACCCAGTTCTTGACGCGCTCTCGGTCTAGTCCGAGGTCGCTGATTCGTGCTTCCAGGGCGCGATGCTGATGGCGGTAATGCTGGCAGGTGGTTCTGGATCAGGCTGCGGAGTGATGTCGCGCTCAATACGCGGGGCAGGTTCTGGCTGGAACGACTCAACCTCTTCCGGCGTGTACATCCCGCACAGAACGCCGGGGTATACCGTGCGGATCCCTTCACTGGCGACCCGGCTGCGAAGCATGGCGCGGGGGTATTTCGACCACATGGAGTTGCCCAGCAGTTGCGCCTGCTTGGCGCGGGCCATGTCCCAGTCAATCAGGACGGGCGTCGGGCTGGCCGGGTGCGAAAATTCAGCAGCGCAGCGGGTATCGCTATTTTCAAGCCAACGGATAACGCCGCCTGCAGCCTGGAACCGGGCCACCATCGCGTCGGCTTTCATGCTGGGCCGTCCGCTGATGATGTGGTAATCGCGGGCCGCAGTGGCTGGGTGAAGTCCCTCGCTTTGGGCGACGAGCATGAGGGCCAGCGCCTGCTCTGGCGTCTTGACGCCAAAAAGGCCGGATTTTGCAATCGCCAGCGCCATGCGCTCCACGTCGGCCATCGGGATCATGGATACCGCCGGCTGTGGCTGGGTGAACGGAATTATATTGCTCATGGGATCTCCAAGGCCGTCCTTGGCCGGTGGTGGTTAAAAGGGGAGGCAACTGGAGTCCGCCGATACCGCCGGTTGGGGAATCCAATCTGGCTCAGCAGGAATGCAATCCTGCCAGTCGCAGCGCCGCTGCGTGTAGTGGATACCAGCTTCAAGCTGGCGAATCGCAGCGCGGGCGCAGTTCGCCGCGTCCCGACGGCTTCGGCCATAGCCGCCCTCTAGCAGGGCGTAGGAGGGGAAGAGCTGAACCACCTGATAGAAGTGGTCTTTTCCCTCCTGAATTGTGGTAAAACTGTAAGTCGGTTTTATGCTATTCTTTGATTTCATTTCATCATTTCCTGTTGGTCGAAATGGCCGCGCCTGTTTGCCCAGACGCGGCTTTTTTATTGGTCGTCGCTCGAATCGTCGTCATCATCCGAATCTACGCAGCGGTCGCAGCCTGGGTGACTCGGATCGCGGCAGTCCGGGTGACGGGTCAGCGCCGCCAGGTAGCGCCGTTCAATCCTTTGCGTCTGGCGCATTTCTTCTAGCTCGACTGGGTCGATTCGGTAGGGCATACCGATAACTCCTTCTCCTTCTCCGTTTCAAATTCACGCCCCCACTGAGCCGCCATCGCGGCAGCGATTCCTTGGTAGGTACGCGACCGTTCGCGCCAGCGATTTTGGCTAGGCGGCATTCGATGAACGCGATGCTCTCTCCCATCGACGATGCGGGTAGGTCTCAGCGCCCTCAGATTTTTCAGCCATAAGCAGGTCGCTTTTGTTTCGCCGTGTCCATGCTGCCACGGCTGGATAATCTGATCGGGCTTACGAATCTGGCTGCTGATAATCGAGATTGGATTCTCAATCGCAATTCGTGGAATCGGCGCATTCATTAACCGCCTCACGAAGTCCAGCGCCGTTTTTTGCCGCCCATCAACAGCCTTCTCTGCGAAATAGCGAGCGCCGGATACTGCAAGGTGGGTACAAGGAGGGTGCGCCACCATCAAGTCCCAGCCATCCGATAGCACGTCCAGCACGTCACCCTGATAGTGCGGGCCGGGCCGTTCTGTCGGCAGCAGGTCGCAGCTAATGGCATCATGGCCGACAGCGATAAAAGCATCGCGCACTACTCCGCTAAACTCGCAAGCTACCAGCACTTTCATAGCCTCACCACTGGGGCGTAGCCCTTGGGGGCCACGCAGTAGCAGGGGATTTTCCCCGGCCTGACTTGGATCAGGCCCGCGTCGAGAAGGGCTGCGCATCCCGCCGGAGCGCGGGAGACTTCGATTCCGCCCGACGAAAAGACGAGCCAGAGCAGCGCCGAAATCATGACGCCTCCTCCATGCGCTTGCGGAGATCTTCGCGGTACTCCCGCATCGTCAGCAGTTGTCCGTGGGCATCGAGCCGTTCATGGTCTTCTGCACGCTGCTGCTCAATGGCCCGCATTCTAGCGGCCATGTCTTGATATTTCTTTTCGAGAATTGCGAGAGACTCATAAACCAAGGTCATGTCTCTCATAGCAGCCCCCCAAGATGTAGAGCTAGGAAAACCAGGCCGGAACTCACCAGGCCAGCCATCAGGCCGATGAAAAATATCGTGATGTCGCTCATGGTCTGTGCATCTGGATGGCGCAACATCACTATTTTATCGCGCCGGTCGCGCTCGATGCTCTGGCTGGGCTGCTGAGCATCGCGAATGACAGCCCTTTGCGACGGCTCAACATACGTCGCCATCGGGCGCGGCGTGATGATGTCTCCGTCGCGGGTGGCGACGGATGAGGAAATAACGGGCGATTTTTTCACTGGTTCATTCCTTAAAAAAGCCCCCGGTTCGCCGGGGGAAGCCAAAGGAGGATATTCGCCCGCATCCGTGCTGGGCTGGCCCGCCGTCATGTGCTGTGAGCGGGTTGAGGAGAAATATACAACCTTTGGTTTAACTTTGCAACGGAATTTTGCGGTTGGAAAATTAAACCGAGGGTTGTATAGTGAGGCTATGGATACTAGACTCAGAAAAGAAATGTGCCCGAAAGGGCTGGCTCCTCTTGCGAACCATTTGGGCGTCTCGTACCAGGCCGTCCATAAGTGGTTCAGGAAGGGGAAAATACCCGCTGAACGGGTGCTGGCTGTAGAAGCGGCGACTGGCGTGAGCCGGCATAGGCTGCGCCCGGACATTTATCCCGCTGACCATCGGGCCGCGTAATGAGTTACGACGGGCGGATGAACTATCAGAACCGGCTCGGTATGGAACGGCGGGTCTTCAAGTCGGCTTACCCGCTGACGCCTATCGAGCAGCCAAGAATGTCCGGGGAAGGCGGCCCCGTGCATCTGTACACGCCCGGCCTGTACAAGCTCTGCCGAAGCAATAAAAGCGGGCTGCAACTGGGAACCCATGACCCCGGCAAAGTCACCTGCAAAGCCTGCCTGAAGAAAATGAATCTCTCCGTCCCATCGCAACAGCCGCCCTGCGGGTCACCGGCTGGGGCAACGGATCTATCGGCTGATCCGGCGTTGCCTTGCGCGAAAAAACCGATCATCACCATGCAATGCTCATCCTCTGGCAGTACCCCCGCTCTGGCTTCGGCTGGCGCGGGGCTTTTTTTTGGCTAAAACTGGAGACGCCAATGGCTCATGATTTGTTGATGAAGTGCCGACGTTGCCGCGAAGTGCTGGCAATTCCGCGTGAGGTAGCGGGGCAGCCCCCCCCATCCTGTTGCGTGTACTCACTGCGGCGATGACCTGTGGCTTGGGCCTGCCCTGGCGGCGAGACAGGAATCCCAGCAACCGGCTGATTTGTCCGCAACTTGGGAAGGGGTCAGGCCATGAGCGAACAGATTGATTTTTATGCCCCAGCCTGGGCGCAGGAAGCGCCCGATAAAGCAGTGGAGGCGGTGCGAGCGCTGCTGCTAAAGCGCTCGCAAGTGGGGCTGAATTGGCTAGAGCGGGAACTGGATGATGGAAAGTAAATGAGCGAAACCGCCGCAGTCTACGATAGTGGTCGCTGTGTCAGCCTGACCCTGCCAGTCCCTCCGTCCGCGAACCATATCTGGCGAAATGTCAGCGGGGTGATGATGCTCTCAAAACCGGCCCGCGCTTACCGCAAGGCCGTCGGGGAGGCTGTTTTGCTACGCTCGCCTGGCGTTAGTTTGCCCCTCACAGGGCGGCTGAAGCTCACCATTATGCTCACCACAGCTAATCACCGTCGCCGCGATCTGGATAACTGCATCAAGCCCCTCCAAGACGCGCTAACTCATGCCGGGGTCTGGTTGGATGATGAGCAAATTGATGTGCTGGTCGTCCACCGTCATCCGCCCAACCCGAAACAACCTGGCGTTCTCGTGGAGATTTCGGAGCTATCGCTATGAGGGCGATAGCGATGGAAACAACAAAGGCGGATCCGCATGGTGTTTGAGTCTTCCCGAACTGATTTGCGGATTGCTGCATGACCACCCGCCCCACCCGCGCTCAAATCGCCCTACGCCGCGCTTTTGCCGCCGCTAAGCGCATCCCGAACGCGCCTGACCCGAAACGCGCCCAGCGGATTCATGCGTGGGCGGAGTTCGTGAAGGCGGCGATGAAGGTTGAGGATAAGGATGAGGGGCGGGAAAGGGAGGCATTGAAATGAGCGCCGGGGACGGCTATGATGGGTATGCCCATGCAACAGCAGGGGCCGGGCGTGAGAACCCGATGCACGTTAGGCGCACCAGCGCCACCAATGGCGTTTTTTTACGCCTAAAATTCAATGGCGGACGGTGCGGGGAAGCCTTGCGGCTTGCCGGCGTCCTAACTGGCCGGTTTCTCACCCCCGCATACGTTCGCCCGCCTAATTTAGCAGTGGGCGGAGGACTCCAAAATCTGAAAGGGGTTTCGCCATGAATCATACCAAAGTTACGCCCGCAGTATCCTCGTACCAAGAATTTATCACCTCCAAGTTGCAACTTCACGTTCCGGTCGGATTTGCGCCTGCCGATTTGTCGGGTTATGGACTATTCGACTTCCAGGTGGCTATCGTGGAATGGGCTGTCAATCGTGGTCGTGCGGCGATTTTCGCCGATACCGGACTTGGAAAAACCAGTTGCCAATTAGTATGGGCGGATCAGGTTTATCAGCACACCAGAAAGCCAGTTCTGATTCTTGCCCCGCTGTGCGTCGCACAACAGACAGTCAGAGAAGCGGAGCGCATGGGCATCCCCGATGTGCGATATGCCCGATCAAAAGCATTAGTGATAGGCGCTCGGATAGTCGTCATCAATTACGAAATGATGGAACATTTCGATATGAGCGTGTTCGGCGGAGTGGTGTTAGATGAAAGCTCCATCCTGAAATCATTGAACGGAAAAACCAAAGCCGCGCTGATTGAAACGTTCGCCGGTACGGATTACCGGCTATCATGCACCGCAACGCCATCCCCGAATGATTTTATGGAATTGGGTAATCAGGCCCAGTTCCTGGGTATCATGTCCCATACCGAAATGCTCGCTCAGTTCTTTGTCCACGATGGCGGCGATACTAGCCAGTGGCGGCTGAAAGGCCACGGCAAGACTGTATTTTGGGAGTGGCTGGCTACATGGTCTGTCTGTATTCGCAATCCGTCTGATCTCGGTTTTGATGGTTCCCGCTATATTCTTCCCCCACTAAAAACCGTTCAGCATACGGTTGAATCTGAATTTATCGCGGATGGACAGCTATTCGCCACCGTCGCACAAACCCTGAATGATCGACGCGCCGCCAAGCGATCCAGTTTGACAGATCGGGTAGAAAAAGCCGCTGAACTGGTGAATGGTAACGATGAAAAATGGATCGTCTGGTGTCACCTGAACAGCGAATCAGAGGCACTCACTAGAGCCATTCCCGGCGCTGTTGAGGTCACTGGCGCAATGTCAGCGACTGAAAAAGAACAGCGGATTATGGCGTTCATCAATGGCGAATCCCGCGTCATCATTTCAAAAAGCTCGATCATGGGGTTCGGTTTAAACCTCCAGTTTTGCGCCCGCGTTTGTTTTGTCGGATTAGATGATAGCTATGAACAGTATTATCAAGCCGTTCGCCGCTGTTATCGGTTCGGACAAACCCGGCAAGTCGAAGTGCATATCATTTCATCGGATGGCGAGGGCGCAATTCTGAAAAACATTGAACGCAAGCAGGCGCAAGCGCAGGAAATGAGCGGGGCAATGGTGGAACATATGCGCGAGTTCAGTCAGCGTGAAGTGCGTGGCGTTCATCGGGAAACCAATGAATATCAGGAAGATATCGCCGGGAATCAGGATTGGACGCTGCATCTGGGGGATTGCGTGGAGGTGGTCAGCAAACTTCCTGATGATTCAGTTGATTTTACCATCTATAGCCCGCCGTTTGCGTCGTTGTATACCTATTCCAATAGTCAGCGCGACATGGGTAATTGCCGAAACCACGCTGATTTTTACCAGCATTTCAAGTTCCTGGTTGCAGAGATGTTTCGAGTCACCAAGCCAGGTCGGTTACACAGCTTTCACTGTATGAATCTACCGTCAACCATTACTCGCGATGGAGTGATTGGAATTATTGATTTTCGCGGCGAGCTGATCAGGATGTTTGTCGAAGCTGGCTGGATTTTTCATAGCGAAGTCGTGATTTGGAAAGACCCTGTGACGGCCATGCAGCGCACTAAGGCGATTGGCCTGCTGTACAAGCAACTGAAAAAAGATTCGTGTATGAGTCGCCAGGGGATACCCGATTATCTAGTGACGATGCGTAAACCCGGAGTCAATCCCGATCCGGTCACTAAGACGCCAGAGGGATTCCCGGTCGGATTGTGGCAACGCTACGCATCGCCCGTATGGATGGATATTAACCCGACCCGAACTTTGCAATATCGGGCGGCGCGGGATAATGATGATGAGCGTCATATATGCCCTCTCCAATTAGACGTGATCGAGCGGGCGATTGAGTTGTGGAGTAATCCGTGCGATTTGGTTCTTAGTCCGTTTGCCGGGATTGGTTCTGAGGGCTATGTGGCGCTGCAAATGGGCCGGCGCTTTGTTGGGGCTGAACTCAAGCGTAGTTATTTCGATGTCGCCTGTCGGAATCTGGCGGCGGCAAAGCGGGAACAAGGCGGGCTGTTTGCTGATGCGCCTGAATCAGATCAATCTCTGGACTGCGGGATGGGTTTGGAGGCCCCGTGATGATCCCGCTGGCCCTGGTTCAGCAAGCGCATGATGCCGGGCTATGTGTCGTTCCACCGGCTCAGGACGGCAGTAAACGCCCAGCTATCCCTGGAGGGGGGGGATGGAAAGGCTATCAGCAGCATCGCCCTGGAATGCCGATTCTCACTCAATGGTATTCGCCCGCCAATAATTTGACGGGCATGGGACTGGTGTGCGGCGCGGTGTCGGGCGGGTTGGAGGTGATTGACTTCGATACCCGTGACGCATGGAGCGAGTACAAGAAGAACGCGGAATACTGCGGGATTCAGCCGCTATTGGATCGGGTGTGGGCGGGCTATGGCGAGGTGTCGCCGCAAGGGGCTCATCTGATTTATCGCTGTTCCGAGATTGCCGGAAATACCAAGCTGGCCCGGCAAGCGGATAGCAAAAAGGCGATTATCGAGACGCGGGGCGAGGGGGGGTACATCATCATCGCCCCGTCTAATGGTACGGTTCACCCGTCCGGCAATGAGTACCGGTGCGTATCCGGTTCGCTGGCGGGTATCGTCACCATCAGCCCACTGGAACGGCGGGATTTATGGGAGCTGGCAAAAAGCCTGAATAAGGCCACGCCGGATGTTATTCAATCCTCACCTACGGGGGGCCCTGCTAACCGGCCCGGCGACGATTTCAACCAAAGGGCCACATGGGTTGATGTATTGGAGCCTCACGGCTGGCGGCGCATATTTTCGCGTGGAGACACGACTTATTGGAGGCGACCCGGAAAAGAGAAGGGCATCAGTGCCACCACCGGCCATGCTGGCACGGATTATCTGTACATCTTCACCACATCCACCGTTCTGGACGCAGAGCGGGGATACACCAAGTATGGCGTTTACGCCCTACTGAATCACGGCGGTGATTTCCAGGCCGCTACCAGGGAACTGGGGAAACACGGTTACGGCGAAAGCCCCCGCAAAGCTACCCCGATTCCTCCCGCCGAGAAAGAAGCTGCCGCCGCAAGGCCTGCGTCGTCTGAGTTTATTGCTCTGGCGGATTTTATTGCGACCCCACCTGTATCGACCTACCTGATCAAACGGGTGATCCCCGCGCAGGGACTGGGACAGGTCTTTGGATCGTCGAATGTCGGTAAATCATTTTTGTTGATTGACATGGCTTGCCATATCGCGGCGGGTATGAGTTGGCGAGGATTTAAAACTAAGCCTTGCACGGTTCTGTACATCGCCGCCGAAGGTTTGTCTGGATTGGCTGGACGGATGAAGGCCTGGACTCAGCGCCACGGCGTATTACCGGATCGGCTTTTTATTCGCCCTTTCCCAGTGGGGCTGACCTCAGAGGGGGCCGCTATCGCACTGGCTGGGCGACTGACCGCACTGCCGGAAATCCCGCGTTTTATCATTTTGGACACACTGGCTGCTAATTTTGGGCCAGGCAACGAGAATGACGCGCGAGATATGGCGCTGGCCTTGGATGGACTGCGGGCACTGGGTGGGCAATGGATGATTTTATGCGCTCACCATTCCGGGCATGGCGATAAAACCCGTAGTCGGGGACACAGTAGTCTGTATGCGGCTTTGGATATTGAGCTGCAAGTCAATCGCCCCGATCCACTGGGGCCAATTGAAGTCACTCATACCAAATGCCGGGACATGGATCGGATGGAACCGCTGTATTTCAACCTGGAAACCGAGTCTCTTCCGTGGGCGGATGAGGACGGCGAACCTGTCAACAGCGCGGTGCTGGTGCCTGCAGCCCAGCCTGAGCTGTTCGAGGAAGGTGGTCGTGAATCAATGGCTCCTCTGGGAGGGAAGCAATCTCAGGCATTGCGGCTGCTGAAAGAGATGTATGCCCAAGCGACGGGCGCGGCAGGCGGGGTTGCGCGGGTGAGATTGCGGGACTGGTATGAGGCGATGGACTTCGAGCCGCATCGCGGACACCGGAGTCGCATCAAAGGCGACCTTGAACGTCGCGGATTGATAAAACAGGTGGATTATTATGTCTATCTTATTGATTAAATTCATTGTTACCAATGCTACCAAATGCTACCAAATGGTAGTTGGTAGCAAATGTTACCAAATGCTACCAAACCACCCCCCTATAGGGGGGTTGGTGCATGGTGCATTTGGTAGCAGCCGTTTGGTAGCAATCCGGCAACGAGGATTCAGGCATGGATGAAAATCCCGACCGCCAGACCTACGTCGGATTTCCGACCGACCTCAAGGCCGCGATGAAGGCGGCTGCGAGTGGCTACGGCTGGGGACGCGACGATTGGAGGCTCCATACCCAGTGCTGCCAGGACGCCATTCTCAGGGGGGTTGGGGCCGATGTTTTGGCGGACGGCTACAGGAACCCGCATCCGTCATGCCTGGAATACCGTCTAAAACCGCCGGAAACGGCCATAGAAGCGACGAAATGAGGGTGGCCGCTGTATTGGTATTACCAGGCCACTTTTAACGCCTAGAATCGAGGATTTTGCGCCATGACTGAAGAAGATATTTTTTCGACGCGTGAAGGGAGCGCTATGACCCCTGGGCTAGACATCTACGCCGATGCGCCAGAAAAATGGCGCGACCAAATAATTTTTGGCGATTGCCGTCATGTGTTAAAAACGATAAAGATGAAGTCTATCAATTTGATAATGACTTCACCGCCTTATGCGGACAGCAGGAAAAAGACTTATGGCGGCGTCCATCCAGACGAGTATGTCGAATGGTTTTTGCCAATCACAGCAGAGCTATACCGAGTTCTTAAAGATGATGGTTCTTTCGTGCTCAACATAAAAGAAAAAGCCATGAACGGAGAGCGCCATACTTATGTAATCGAGCTAATTCTTGCCCTGAAAAAACAGGGTTGGCTTTGGACGGAAGAGTATATCTGGCATAAAAGAAACTGCGCACCTGGAAAGTGGCCTAATCGATTTAGGGATGCTTGGGAGCGGTGCCTTCATTTCACAAAGCAAAAGACATTCAAGATGAACCAAGACGCTGTTATGGTCCAAATGGGCGATTGGTCGAAGTCGCGCCTGAAGAACCTAAGTGAAACCGATAAGCGCCGGGATAATTCAAAGGTTGGCAGCGGGTTTGGTAAGAACATTTCCAACTGGGTTGGTCGAGAGATGGCCTATCCAACCAATGTGATCCATTTGGCTACTGAGTGCTCTAATAAGAACCATAGCGCCGCGTTTCCAAAAGAATTGCCTGAGTGGTTTATAAAACTCTTTACAGACGAGGGAGACATTGTTATTGATCCATTTTTAGGCTCTGGCACCACTGGAATTGCGGCACGGGAGTTAGGCCGCAATTTTATTGGTATCGAGCTGAACGAGGGTTATTACAAGGCGGCCTCCGCCAAAATGGCTGGCCTATGAACGCCCGCTATCGCGCCAGCTTCGATCTGCAAGCACCGGAGCCGCAGACCACGAAAAAGGTATGCCCGGATTGTCGGCAAGAGCTGGCCGTGTTCCTCGTCACCTGCGACGGCCATGCTTTTGAGACGTACCGTTGCCGGAATCATGGCGACGTCCAGCCGATGCAGTGCCATGTCGTCCCCGGAGAACCACTGAAATGACGCTGATTTTAAGACCTGATTTGAGGTGTCCGCATAGTTGCAATGCCGCAGTGGTTGAGTTTCGCAATCCAAACGGCAGTTCTGAGTTTCGCTGCAAAGCGCATGGGGTAATCAATCCGCTCATTCGTCCACTGCCCAGAATCAACCAGCAAAAGGATAAACCATGATTTTACACAACGATTCGCGGTATTTTAATCGCGGCGATGACTTATTGGCTGGAACTGGAAATCCAAAAATCCAATCCATAAATCCGCCGGAGACGAGGCGGATGGAGGATCTTGAAAAAGTGCTGAGTAGCATAAAACGCCTTAGCGCTGACCATGATCTGGATGGGGGGATCGCAATACGGCTGCGCGATTTGGTCATGCTACACAACGAGATTTACTCTCTCCGAGAGCGGTTGCGGACTCAAAAGGCGGGCGTTCGGGAAGTGATAAAGGCGGCGGTTGAATTGGTTTGTTCGCCGGAGTGGACAGTCATAAGCGACGAGGAGGAAGCCCTTGAGATGGCGTTGCGGAAGGCAGGATTTGTGATGTCTAATGAGCAAAATAATCCCCAACATAAAGGATTCCACTGATGGGCGACTTTCACCGCTGTATTTCCGTCATTCTGGGTGAAGAGGGCGGCATAGCGAACCACCGGAAAGACCCCGGCGGTTTGACGAACTACGGCATTAGCCAGCGCAGTTATCCGACGCTGAACATCGCTGCGCTCACCCTCGACGATGCGAAAGCGATTTATCGCCGCGACTACTGGAACCCGATTCGTGGCGATGAGCTTCCGTCGGGGCTTGACCTGCTGATGCTGGATAGCGCCATCAACCAGGGTGTAGTCACCGCCATCAATCTGTTGCAACAGGCACTCCACATCGCGGATGACGGAATCATCGGTCCGAAAACCTTAAATCTTGCCAGTACCGCCATGCCCAACCTGCTGGATGACTTCGCCGCCGAACGGGCGCTGCGTTATGAGTTCAATCGGAATGAGGAGACTTTCGGGCGCGGTTGGTATCGTCGGCTATTGCGGATGCACCGGCAGGCTTGGGCGAGGGCTTTGTCATGAATATCCTGTCCATAATCAAACCAGCGTTCGTCGTCCTAAAACAAGGGCAGGCGCTCGCTAACCCTGCTGCGTGGAAAAACGCCCAAGTCCTAGCCAATTTATTATCCGCGCTGATTGTTCTCCTCAATGTGTTCGGTATCCACTTTGGGCTGGACAGCGATTCAGTCAATCTTGTCGCTGGTGGAATCGCGGCGATTGCGAATGCCTATCTCACAGCGGCCACATCGGAAAAAGTGGGGGTACCTGATGGACTTCCTCCGATTGACCTTGTGTCTACTCCTACTCCTGGTGCTGACCAGTTGCGCGACCTACCCATGCCATCCGAGCCTGACTCCGAATCTGACCGCTCAAACTCCGGGTTCAATGGTTGAGTCGGTCGGTATTCAATGCAAATCGGAGTTTTGAATGAAAGTCCACTGGATTAAAACTGTAGACAACCCGCCGCCAGGCGGAAAGATTGTCTTGGGGTACTGGCCTACAGTGACGATAATATCGTCAGTATTCAATGCAGACTACGGCTGCTGGCTCAAAGCCCCTGGATATTTGAGCGAAAAACTATGCCCGCCAGAATACTGGGCCGAACTAATCAATCTTCCCGACGGCATAGAACGGGGGAATGAACCGTGGAACCCAGCCCATGAGTGACGATGAAGCCGTGACCCTGCGGCGGCAAATAGACCAGCAATTCAGCGACACGCTGCGCGATCACTACGCTCGGCAATGCGACGTGCTGGAACGGCTCACCCGGATTGACGAAATGCTGGCCCAACTCAAAATAGATTTTGACGCCGGACGGCAATCGCGGATGACGATACAAGAGCAGCAGACGACGATTACTGAGCGACTATCCGCGTTGTCGGTGCGATTTATCGAGCACATCACGGATGAAAGCAGCGAGCGGGCGCTATTGCAGGAAATGACCCGGACGGTTGCGGCACATAGCGAACGACTAACGATAGTGGAACGGATGCAGGTAGCACTATGGAGCGTCGTCGGTACGGTCAGCACCGGTGGAGTGGTCTGGATCATCGGCCATCTGTCGATGACGGCAGCGGCGAGGTAATCATGGCAACGGTTGATTGGCTGGCGATTGAAGGCGCATATCGTGCCGGGCAAAAGTCGGTCAGGGCGATTGCGGCAGAGTATGACGTTAGCGATAAAGCAATCCGCAATCACGCCAAGAAATACGGCTGGGAACGTGACCCCGCAGGGCAGCAACGGGAAAGGGTTAAAGCCCATTTTGCGGGGAGTCCGCAGTCAAGTCCGCAGTGCGGAGTGCGGACTATCGAAGCCGCTGCTGACCGGGCGATTGCGCTGGAAGAGCTGGCGCTGCAAAACGCAGAGTTGGCCTTGCGCCATGTTCATCTATCGCTAAGCCGGGAAGAACTGATTGACGCTGCTGATCTCAAGCGGCTATCCGAAACCAACAAAATCAATCTTGATGTTATTCGCACCATCTTCACTCTGAACGACCCGAATCAGCGCGAAGGCGTAGGATACGATGAACTCCCGTTCCCTGATTAAATTGCCCAAGCCGCATCCAGGGCAGCAGGAATTGCTGAATGGTGAGCGGCGGTTCAATGTGGCTTGTATGGGGAGGCGCTTTGGCAAGAGTTCCTTCGGGGTCAATCGGCTGGTCAAGTACGGGTACTGCCAAAATCAGCCGGTGGCTTGGTTTGCCCCGCAATACAAATTGTTGGATGAAGCATGGCGAGAAACCCGCCGTCGGTTATTCAGGAATATCGCTCGCGTCGATAGCCAGCAGCATCGATTGGAATTAAAAGGGGGAGGAACCATTGATTTCTGGACATTGGACACGCCAGACGCCGGACGCAGTCGCAAATATGCCTTGGTCATCATTGATGAAGCCGCGATGGCGCGTAATCTGGAAGAGGCCTGGACTGCCGCCATCCGCCCGACGCTGGCGGATTTGCAGGGCAAGGCGTGGTTCCTATCGACACCAAAGGGCGGAAACTACTTCAAGACCCTGTTTGACCGGGCTGGGGCCGACCCGGACTGGGCAAGATGGCAAATGCCGACCAGCAGCAACCCCTACATCAAAGCCAGCGAAATTGAGGCGATGAAAGCCGAATTGCCAGGCATCATTTATCAGCAGGAAATACTGGCGCAATTTGTCGATCTGGAAGGTGCGGCGATGAAGCGTGATTGGCTGCGCTACGGTGACGCACCGGCTGGCCTGCCGGTGGTGATGGGGGTTGACCTCGCCATTAGCACAAAGAATGATGCTGACTACTCCGCTTGTGTTGCCCTAAGCCGGGACAAGGACGGCTTGATTTACGTTCGAGACGCACAAAGAGTCCGCGCACCGTTCCACCAAGTGCTGCAATTCATTCAGCAGATGGCGGCCAAATGGAATCCCGCGACGATTGCCATTGAACAGGTGCAGTATCAAGCCGCCGTGATTCAGGAACTGGCCCGCACCACTACCCTACCCGTAAAGGGTGTGGCCCCGGACAAGGACAAGCTGACTCGGTTTATGCCGCTGTTGGCCCGCTATGAACAGCGGATGGTTGTTCACCCGCCCGGACTGCCCGGCTGGTTTGATGAAGAATTGCTTAGCTTTCCGGTCGGCGAACACGATGACGGAGTAGATGCCTTGGTTTATGCGTTCCAGGCGTTAGGCACGATGGGCGTTTATGCCTACCATCCAGTCCCTTCCCGCGATAGCGGCCCTTCCCGCGATAGCCGTGACCGATTTCGCCGAGGCAGTCTATGAACTTGCTCCAACGCGCCATCAACGCGATTTTTTCCAGAACCACCAAAGCTGATCTGACCCGCCCACTGGCCGCCCCTACACTCACCGGAGTCCGTAGCGTCTGGCATGGCCGGGTTAGAGTGGGGCTGACGCCGGCCAAACTCCAATCCATCCTCTCTGCTGCTGCGCTGGGAGAGGCCGACGCCTACCTGATCTTGGCTGAGGAGATGGAGGAGCGCGATCCGCACTACGCTAGCGTCATCGGTACCCGCAAGCGGGCCGTGCTGGGCTTGCCGCGTCTGGTTGAAAGCGCCAGCGATGCCCCGGAGGACGTAAAGCTCGCTGATGCGGTGCGGGATTATTTGCTCACTCCGAAGCTGTCCACGCTGCTGGCGGCACTGCTCGATGCGCTTGGCAAGGGCTATAGCGTGGTGGAGCTAGGTTGGGATACCACCAGCAACCCCTGGGTTCCGACTTACACCTGGCGTGACCCGCGCTTCTTCCGTTACGACCGAGAGACCGGGCAAACCCTGCGACTGCTGGATGACAGCAACTCCTTTGACGGGATTGACCTACCGCCGTATCGCTTTATCGTTCACCAGCCACAACTCAAGATGGGCTTGCCGATTCGCGGCGGACTGGCGCGGCTGTGTGCGGTGACGCATCTGTGCAGCATCATCGCTATGGAAGATTGGTTGCTGTTCTCCGAAGTTTTCGGGATGCCACTGCGTATTGGAAGCTACGGATCTAGCGCCAAACCGGAAGATATTGAAGCGCTCAGCGCCGCCGTGGCTGGGCTGGGGAAAGACGCGGCGGCTGTGATTCACGAATCGATGCGAATCACTTTTGAGTCCGCCCGCACCGGCCCCGGCGGCGCTGATTTGTATGACCGACTTATTGACAGGCTGCAAAAACTGATTAGCAAGGCCGCGCTGGGCCGTTCCGACGCGGCGGATGCCACGAGCGGAAAACTGGGGGGAGAAACAGCACAAAGCGAAGTCCGGCGCGACATTTTGGAAAGCGACGCCGAAGAACTGACTGCCACCATCAACGCTCAGTTAGTCAAGCCGTTTATCGACCTGAACTTTGGCCGGCAGCCGCGCTACCCGACCCTCAAACTCTACGTCCCTGATCCGGAGGATTTAGCCGGACTGGTGGACATGCTCGCCAAACTGGTCCCGCTGGGGTTGCGCGTCGAGCAGTCGGTGATCCGGGACAAGTTTGGCCTTCCAGACCCGGAAGATGGCGCTGACCTGCTGGGCGGCGCACCGGCTGCGACTCCTCCCCTTGCCCTTCCGCCCGCCACCAACCGCGCTATAAACCGCCTTCTCCCCGCGCCCACCGTGGATGACCCCACCGCTCCGCTCGTGGAACGACTGGGCAGCGAGGCCGAACCGCTGATACAAACCCTGTTGGCCCCCGTGCAATCCGCCTTGGCCGACAGCAGCGACTTGATGGACTTTCGCGCCAAGCTGCTAGACCTCTATCCTGACCTGGACGGAAAAGCCTTTGCCGACCTGATGGGCCAGGCGCTAGCCGTCGCTGATGCACAGGGCCGGTGGGAAGCGCAGTAATGGCCGTCAATCCAGCCAGCCTCCCCTTCCTTGAGGCCATCGCGTTCTTCCGCGCCAAGCTCAACCTGCCGACTGCGAAGTGGGACGACCTGCTCGGTGCGGCTCATGACCGGGCCTTCGTCGTCGCCGGGGCCATGAAGGCCGACCTGTTGGCTGATTTGAGGGAGGCAGTTGACCAGGCTATTTCCTCCGGAACTACACTGGACGCTTTCCGAGCTGACTTTGCTCAGATTGTCGCGCAACGTGGCTGGACGGGGTGGAAGGGCCAAGGGACTATCGCGGGCGAAGCCTGGCGGACGCGGGTTATCTACGACACCAATTTGTTCACCAGCTACAGCGCCGGGCGCTACCAGCAGATGAAGGCGGTCACCGAAACTCGCCCGTATTGGCGCTATCGGCATTCCCCAGCCAGCGTTGAACCCCGGCCTGAGCACCTGGCATGGGACGGGCTGATTTTGCGCCATGATGATCCGTGGTGGTCAACTCACTCGCCGCCCGGTGGATTTGGGTGCAAATGCTACGTCGAAACGCTGGCCGAAAGGGATATGAAAAAGGGCGATTTGCAGGTCACAGACAAGGCCGCGATTCCGTTCCCCCATAGCGGAATCGACAAAGGCTGGGACTATCAGCCGGGGGCCAGCACCGCGCCGCTAGTTGACATCATCAAGGCCAAGGCTCTCAACTGGGATCCGCAATGGGTCAAGGCCATGTTGCAACAATGGCAGCAAGAACTGCCCGCTGATTTGTATTCGTCGATTAAGGAGACATTCAAGTGAGCCACACCATTATTAGCAATAATGGTTTCGACGACCAAGATGTAGAAGATGTTGCTTTATTGCTACTTGGGAACCATGTTTTTTTGGGGAAAGATGCTAAATCTGCTGAGGATGAAGCAAAAAATAGAGCAAAATATAAAATGAAAAAGAATCCTGCTTTTCGTGAACGGGTTATTGAATACATCGAGAATGCCAAAGATGAGTGGGATGATCATCTAGGGGGGATAGACGCTCATGAAATTATGAACGAAACGTTCCCTAGTGGATGGTAAAACTTAAATGTCCGGCGCATCCTTAGACATCCAGCTTCAAATCGCCAACGCGGCGGAAGTCAGCGCTGCGTTCCAATCCCTGCAAAACCGCTTGGCCGACCTGACCCCGGTGTTCCGTGACATTGGCGAAGCCATGCTCAACAGTACCCGCGAACGGTTCAACACCCAGACCGCGCCCGACGGCACCCATTGGGCCGCGTTGTCGAAAAAATACAAGGCGAGCAAGCCGGTCAACAAAGACAAAATCCTCACTCTGTACGGTCGGCTGCGAGGTACCCTGACTTACCGCGCCGGGCCAAAAGAAGTCCGCATTGGATCGCCGCTCGATTACGCGGGGAAGCACCAGTTCGGAGACCCGCAAATCCATCTCCGCAAGCGGCCCTTCCTCGGCTTGTCTGTCAGCGACGAGACGGAACTGCTGGATATTCTGAACGACCATCTGAGCCGGGCAATGGCCGGGAGAGGTTGAGTATTATTTTTAGTAATTGATTTTAAAAACCTGATATATTTTATTTATGAATACTCTATTCGCCCGCGCCTTCAATTTCGCCCTTGACGGCACAGTCCCCGACTGGGTTCAGCTGCTCCCGCCCGGCCCTGATATTATCGGAGCGGATGGCCGCGCCTGGACACTCCCTGACCCGACGACTCTGCTGTCCGAGTTCGCCGCCCGCAACAAGCCGTTAGTAGTGGACTGGGAACACGCCAGCGAACACCGCGCCCCACAAGGGCTAGACGCGCCCGCTGCTGGGTGGATTACCCAGCTCGAAATCCGTGACGGTGAAATCTGGGGCAACGTCGAATGGACTCCGAAAGCTGCCCAGCAAATCGCAGACAGGGAATACCGATTCCTGTCGCCCGTGTTCACCTACCAGAAAGCGGGCAAACAGATTATCGCACTGGTATCAGCTGGCCTGACCAACCAACCCAATCTCAGCATGACCGCCCTCAACAGCGAGGCCCGTTTAGTGGACGACGATATTTTAGAACGATTACGCTACCTGCTGAACCTGCCCACGCTGGCGACGACGGAAGAAATCGTTGCTGAACTGGACAAGCTAAAAGCCCACATTACCGCCATGCCTGTGGATTCTGCTGGCAATCGCGTCACGCTATCAATCCTGATGGATAAAGCTATGAACCAAAGCACCCAACCCGACCTTGAAAAATTCATTCCGCGCCCGGACTACGACGCCGCCCTGAGCCGGGCCGCTAATGCTGAGCAAAAGTTGGCCGACTTGACCGCCGCTCAACTCAACCAGCAAATCGAAACGGCGCTGAATGCGGCGATGACCGCCGGAAAAATCTGCCCGGCGACTGTGGAGTTTTACCGATCCGGATGCCAAAAGGACGGCGGACTAGAGGCTTTCAATCAGTTCCTCAAGACGGCCCCGTCGGTGCTGGGAGACAAGTCGAACCTGGACGGCAAGGCCGCCGCGCCGCAGAAACCGACGGCAGAAACCCTGACCCCCGAACAGCGGGCGATTTGCAGCGCGATGGGACTTGACCCGGCGCTGTATGCCAAAAACCTGGAGACCGTTGAATGAGCGCACTGACCGCTGAACGCAATACCCCTAGCCGAGACGGCGACCTTATCAGCCTGCCGGTGGCGGCGGCCAAGACCCTTTATGCAGGCGGGTTCGGCGCGATTGACGCCAATGGCCGCTTAACGCCGGGGGCAGTGGCGACCACGCTTAAGGGGCTGGGGAGAGTGGAGGCTACCGCCGATAACAGCGCCGGGGCGGACGGAGCGATTTATGGCACCGTGCGTTTGGGCATCTTCCGCTGGGCAAATAGCGCCTCAGCCGACCTCATTGCGGCGGCGGATGTTGGGAAAGTCTGCTACCTCGTTGATGACCAGACCGTCGCCAAGACCACGGATGGCGGTACTCGCTCGCCTGCGGGCATCATCGTAGACGTAGATAGCCTGGGCGTCTGGGTGGATTCGCGTCCGTTCCACACCGTATCCACCAGTGGCGCGGTGCTGACCGCCAACAATTTGTCCGATGTGACTGCCGCCACGGCGCGAGGCAATCTGGGCGTTTATCTGGATCACATGGGCGATCCGGTGATTGCCGCGCCGGGGGCAGAAGCAGGCGACGTGATTACCGTCGGCGTTCAACTCAAGACCATCGGCGGCGCGGATTTGGCCGCTGTTGGCGCGATTAACGGCTTCCTGGCCGCTGACGCTGCGGGCGCGGCGGTGACTGCCTTGACCATCGCCAGCCTGGCTAACGGAACTGATGGCGAGGTCATCCCAACGAATGCCAGCAATACCACTTTCATCGCAACGTCTGAATCGGATGGCGACATTGATATCGCGGTGGGCTGCGCTGGAACGGGTACTTGCTACCTCATCTTGATTACGCCACGCGGAAAGCTGGTCGCCAGTTCCGCGATTACCTTCACCTGATAGGATTGCCCCGATGCAAGTCACTCCAAGCAGTCTCCGTGATATTTACGTCGGCTATAACAGCGCATTTGCTGCCGGGATGGGCATGGCACCGGTCGCCTGGCCGCGCATCGCCACCAAGGTGCCGACCAGTTCCATCAAAACAAAAATGCCCTGGCTGAAGGACGTGCCGGGGCTGCGCCGCTGGCTCGGCGACCGGGTCGTGCATGGCCTGGAAGCGGCCAACTACGAGATCGAGAACCTCGAACATGAGGACACCTTCGGGCTGAAGGTGCGTGAGATCGAGGCGGATCAGTTCGGGACGTTCGCGCCCTGGATGCAGATGATGGGCGAGGCCTATGCGGCGTTCCCGGAACAGAAGATCTGGCCTGCGCTATTGGCTGGATTCGATACCATTTGCTCCGATGGTCAGTATTTTTTTGACTCTGATCACCCGGTTATCGGCAAGGATGGTGCGACAACCTCGGTCAGCAACATGCAAGCGGGCAGTTCGACGCCGTGGTATCTGCTCGTCGCTAATCGCTCAATCAAGCCGCTGGTCTGGACAGCACGAAAAGAAGAGCCGTTTAAACAGTTGACGCCGCAAGAGCTGGTCGACCGGAACAAGGTGGTCGAGTACGGCTGCTACATGGATGCGGCGGTGGGCTACGGATTCTGGCAGTTCGCCTTTGGCAGTAAAGCCGACTTGACCGCCGACAACTACGCAGCGGCCCGCGCAGCGATGATGAGTTTCACCGGCGACCACGGGAAAGCGCTGGGGCTGGTGCCTGATCTGCTGGTCGTTCCACCAGGACTGGAGGGTAAAGGCCGTAAGATCGTGGTCAACGACACCCTGAGTACCGGCGGCGCAAACGAATGGGCAGGCACCGCTGAGCTGCTCGTCTCGCCCTGGCTGGTCTAGCCATGGACCTCGGCGCGTCTGGCGTTTCGCAAGCGATACCGGTCGCGGTGGGCGAGCCGGTCATCCTAGATTCTGGCACACCGGGCGGATCGCTGGCCGTCCCGCTGACGATAGCGGCGACGCCAGGGACTCCCGGCGGATCGCTGCTGGTGCAATACCGAATCAGCCGCGCCGGGAAGTGGCGCGACTGGCCGCCCGGCACGGTGACAGCGGACACCGTATATGCGCTGGCTGGCCCGGTCGAAGCGGTAAAGGTCACAGCAACCGGCGCTGATGGCGCGGTGGAGTTTAGTCAATGAGCCTGTTTAATCCGCTGTGGACCCCAGCAGTACAGCCCTCCATTGATGCACTGTCTGATAGCGATGAGCTGATCGTTTACGACGCCAGCGCGGCTGTGGAGCGTAAAGCGAATTTTCAACAGGTGGCGAATTACATCCGTGGCGTTGAGGCCGAGAATAATATCGGCATACCCGGCACTCAGGGTTTTGGTGTGGGCATTTGTCCGTATGAGGTTCTGGGTATGTCGCGCATGAGCGGCACTACCGATAGCGCCAGCGACAATTACGGCAATTATCAGTACAGCGACGGCTCAATCATGTGCTGGGTTCCGGCCTTTTTCTACAAAATCGGCACGGGAAGCAATGGGCTGGCGGTCAATGCTGTGGATATTAAGCCGCGCTACACCTACGCGACGGTCGCCGACGCCAACGCCGCTGGCTATGCGCTACATCGGGCATTTTATGATGGCGCGGAGCAGCCGGGATTTTTTGTCGATAAATACCAGTGGTCGAATAATGGCGGCATCGCCAGCTCAATCGCGCTCGGCAATCCGCTATCCAGCAATGCTTCGAATAACGGTTGGGGGAGCCGGCTCACCGGACTCACGACCAGCGACAACTATTATTTTGGCGCTATCAAAGCCGCAAAGACGCGAGGTAGTAATTTTTTTTGCTGCTCTCTCCCTATCTATGCTGCGCTGGCGCTACTGAGCCTCGCCCACGGACAAGCGGCAACCAGCACAGCCCATAGCGCCTGGTTCCTCGCCAATAAAAACTACCCGAAAGGCAATAACAATAACGCGCTGAAAGATGTTGACGATACCAGCGTGACGTTTACCTCGGACGGATACCCTAACTGTGCAAAAACCGGTTCCGGCAATCCGTTTGCAAAAACGACGCACAACGGGCAGAACTGTGGCGTGGCCGACTTGAATGGCAATGTGTGGGAGGTGGCAATTGGGCTGACCTGCATCGCTTCCAGCAAAACGATCACCGCTGCAACTCAGGCGAATCCATGCTCAGTCACGGCTGTCGCGCATGGCTATGCTACCGGCGCGACAGTAATGATCACGTCCGTGGTTGGAATGACGCAACTCAATGACAAGCTCTACACCATTACGGTGACGGGCGCTGATACGTTCACTCTTGATGGCGTTGATAGTAGTGGCTATACCGCTTACAGCAGCGGCGGTTCAGCAACAACGGGCGTATTTTATGCGGCATCCCCCACGACAAAAATGAGGGATTTTACCAGCGGGAACACATTAGCGACGGATCATTGGGGGGCGACAGGGGTTGCGGCAATGATGAGGCCAGTTATCCCAAGATTTGTGACGACTGCGGGCATCAACGGGGCTAATCAACTATGGGGTAACGGAGCTAACCAAGTTCTTTCCGGGGATACCGGCGGAGAGGGTTGGATACAAACAGGATTTATGCTGCCGAAGATCGGCGGAATGAGTGTCAACGGTTCGCAATTATTTGGCACGGACCTTTTTTACCAGTATATGTGCAATGAGCTCTGTCCGCTTGTCGGCGGCAATTCGAACCGCGGCGCGCCCGCGGGCGTTTGGAGCTTGGGTTTGGACACCTCTCGTGCGAATTCATCTGTGCACGTGGGCGCTCGGGCCGGCCTGTTTTTGTAGCCAGAGGATTCAATCATGCCTGTTATTGCGCGTTACCAACCGGTTACAGATGAATACACAATCTATCGCGTCTCTAGCGATATTGACTCGCCGATTACGACGCTGTGTGAGTTTGGAGGATGGGTTTATCTCTCGATTCCAGACGGCGTAACGCCAGTCATCCCCGCGCAGATCACGACGTACGGCCCGGTCGAATTGACAGATGAACTGCGCGAGCAGATCAAGGTCGCCAGCCCCCACACACAACTCATTGCGCAGCGGGTGATTGATAAAATCCGCGCAAAATACACGCTAGACGACGAACTTTATTTTGCTCGGGTTGCAGTCGGTGCGCTCCGGGGCAGTTACGAATTACAGTCAGGCG